ATCTTTTCTTCCTGCTCCATTTCAGTCAGCTTTTTCGCCGTTTCCCTGTCGATTGCCGCCTGTTCCTCGTCATATCGCTGTTCCGGCGTCTTTTCAGCTTCCGCTTTATCAACATAACGATCACAGTCCTGACATGTCCCTGTTTTCACGTTGCATTCTGAATATCGCTGGCATGAATAGCAAAGTGATGTGATGCTTTCCGGATGTGCCTGCTGCCATTCTTCTTCCTGCTCCTCTTCTGCTTCCTCCTGCTCCCATTCCTCCGGATCTTCCGGCAAATTCATCTGTCCCGGAATTTCTGCTTTCTCTGCTGCTTCTTCGATCTCTTTCTTTGCCTGTTTCACTTCTTTTAATGACAGCCCGCCTTCTTTGTACTTTTCCAGCAGTTCCATCTGCTTATCCTCTGCCATTCCGCTAATTTCATATGCTGCTGAAAATGTCAAGCGACCTTCTTTCAGTTCTGCTGAAAATTCAGGAATTAAATGCTTATTGATGCTTTCAATCTGTGCAATTTTCGTTCCGGTCGTGTTCATGATCGAAGCGATCACGTCCCGCAGGCGTCCGCTGTCCAATTTGTACCCCTGAAGTGTCAATCCATTATCCTTCATGTACTGAAGCGATTCCTTCAGGCGTTTTTCTTCTTCCAGCATGTCAGCGATCGTTTTATCACGATACGCATTCGCAATGATCAGCTGCACCATTTCTTCGTTCTCTTCAGCTGCGCTTTTGATCTGACATGTCACCGTTTCAAAATCTTCATATCCCTTTTCCAGTAACAAATTCAATGCACGCCATCTTCTTTCCCCGGCGATGATCTTATATTCTCCGCGTTCACACGGCGCATATGCCACTGTCATATTCTCCATCAGACCAACCGCCAAGATCTCCTGTGCCAGCTGTTCAATTCCCGGCATCGAATAAAAATTCCTGTCATTGCTGTAAATCTTCCGGATGCTAATGTCCCGTGTCCGGAATCTTGCTTTCGGTTTCTCTTCTGCTGCTGCCTTGCTGTTTTTATTTAAAGCATCCATTACGCTCCATCCTGCTGCCATGTTTATTCCTCCTCTGCTTTCATCGTGATCGTTATCTGTTCCAGCACCTTCCGGCTTGCATTCTTCACATCCGCATGTGAATCACTTCTGTCTTTTTCTATGTACTTCTGAATTAAACGCTTTGTCTTCTCCGGATCCAGAATGATCCTAAACTTCGCAATCGCTTCATCGAACCTTTTCTGTATCTGTTTATCCGTCATATTGCTATCATCAATTTCACGAAAAATCGGTTCTGCTTCTGTTTCGTCGATCCGATCAATAATGTCCGTGATCTCCTCTTGCAGATCCCGCATTCTCTTTTTCAGTTCGTCCGCCTGCTTTGCTCTGTCCTGAAGCTGATTGAATGTCTTCAGACTGATTGTTACCTGTCCATCAATTTCCATTTTTTCTGTTCCTCTTTTATATCTTTCAATATAGTCAGGGCAACTTCTTATGGCTTTTTCCGTCATACCGTCAGAAACAAGCATATAGTCACGATCTATCACTGGTTTCAAGATCCGAATTTCTCCATAAAATCTGTCAGGCATTCCTTTTTCAGAAACAACTTTCTGTCCATTCACCCGTATTTCGTATCCAGTTCCTTTTATTTCTTCTTTTGCTATCTGGTTCAAACTTATTGCTTTCATGTCTATTCCTCCATATCTTTCAGCAGTTCCGTCACAACGTTTCGATAGTCCTGCGTAACAATACAATTTTTAGAAAACTTCGGAAGCGGTACGCGCTGCATGGTTGCCTTTTCCGCAATGATGGATCTTCTAACAGCCGTCACGAAGCAATCCTGTCCAGATGATTCTTTCAGCCATGCTTCCACCTGAAGGCTTGTCTGGTTCTTCTGTCGCATAGTCATTAAAATCTTCATGCGGATCCGGTCGTTCAGGCTTCGCAGATCTTCCAGCTGTTCATCCATATTCGCAATCGCTTCAATTTCAAATCCGCCGATTTTAACCGGAAGGATCACAAGATCCGTCGCCACCAAAACATTCGTCACGGTCATATCTAGCAGCAACCCGCAATCAACCACGCAATAATCATATACATCCTGCACTTCCAGCATTGCAGCCGCAAAACGAAGGATCTGATCTTCTTTTTCGTTCAGCAGCAGATTCATGTTCGTCCGCATTAAGTATCCATTTGCTGTGATGATGTCAATATTGTGATATGGTGTTGTCTGGATCAAATCTGTTGTCTTGTAAGATCCTCCGACGCTTCTGTGTCTTTCTAATAATTCAGACATCCCGATCCCTTCCGGTTTGTATCTGTCATACAGCATTGATACATTGCCCTGCTGATCCGCATCTACCAGCAGCACCTTCTTCCCCTGTTCTTCTCCCAGCAGGTAAGCGATCGAAGCCGCCGTCATTGTTTTGCCAATCCCGCCCTTCTGGTTCATAATTGCGATTGTTTTCATGATGTGTACCTCCTATTTCACAATTTTGAATTTTTTCCTGTTTCTTTTTGCCTGTTCCTCCGTGATGATATATTCATCGCATTCCTGTTTCCATTTATCCGGATTCTTCGTATCTCCGTCATACCATCTGCACCACTCGCAGGCATCGCAAAATATCTTTGCTTCCCCTGCCGTTTTATCTTCGCTGTATAAATTGTTCGCGCAGTGATTGCAGATGCAGCCGCCGCAAGGAAAAGCATAATCACTTCGCTTCATAGTATTCGTTATACTGGCAACGCTTGCACTTCCGATCCAGCGTTCCGTCATCCGGATTTCTGCACCCGGTACATTCTCCGCGACTGCTGATCACTGCTTCCTTGAATCCGAATTTTTTCTGTCTTTGTGCCAGTTCGCAGTTCTTCAGTGCTTTCCTTGCCTGTTTGGATCTTTCTTCTACTCTTTGAAAATAATACATTTCACTTTCCCGTTCTTTCTGATCATCATGTTCTGTTCCGACATTGTATCTTCTCTGTTTCCAGTATCAATTTTCTTCAGGTTGATATATTCTTCCAGCACCCGGATCGCTTCTTCTGCTCCATAACACACTGTGCAGTAATGTCCTGCTGCCGCCAGTTCCTTCAGCATCTTCTTCTGGCTGTCTTCCAGTCTTCCGGTATCGTATTTCATTTCAATATACAAACCACTGTACACTCCCATCGGAACCGGAAGGCATAGATCCGGAATTCCAGCTTTCACGCCCATCTGCTTCAACTTCACCGCTTCCGCTTTGTTGCGGCTCCCCCCATTCGGACAATGATGCAGCAGTTCCAGTTCCGGATGCACGTTCTGGTTCCATCGCGCCCAATCCATGACGCTCATTTGCTCTGTATCCTCGCTTCTTCTTGCATATCTTCGATTCACTCTTCTTCCTCCTTGCATATGTTCCAATATTTGCAGAACAGGCAGCAGTGATGACATTGCCGGATCCTGATCATACGGATCATGTGCCTGATCTTCTTCGTGATGTTCCTGATCATCCGCGTCCCTCCTCTGCTTTCTTTTTCTCTTCCTTCAGCTGCTGCGCTCGATCCATAATCTTCGTGTTGTATGTATACTTCACAACGCCCTGATCCCACAGATTCGCTTTTGCGCCCTGCTTCCCGTAGTTGTAAACTGCCAGTGTATAGTACGGAAGATCTTCATCTGGTACTGTTCCACGAAGATCGTTCTGGATTTCTGACAGATAATTCACGCCAACCAGCACATTCTGATATGGATTCTTCAAGTCATACGCTCCCAGTTCTTCCATCCTTTGCATATGCCATTTTTCCGACACCTGCATCAAACCGATTGACGTTCCATTGTCGCCTTCAGCGTCCCATCTGCATCGGGATTCCTGTTCGATCAGTGCAAAAACCATTTCATAATCGACGCCATTCTGTTCGCATACAATGTATGTGTATACCTGAATGATCGTCGGTAACTCTCCGCCTGCCGCCTTGCATTCTTCAGATATTTCATGATAGTAAAATCCTGTCACTTGATCGCTCCCCCAGTCCTGCGACATTGTATTCCACGGAAAATCATATGTACCGTACAGACTTTTGCATCCATATACATCCGTCATGTCTGTCTGCTCCACTGGATCCTGCCGATCATACAATTCTTCGATCTGTTCCTGCTGCTGCCGGATCTCCTTATCCCACGCCTGCACCTGCTTTTCAAATTCGTGCATTTGTATTGTCAACACCAGCAGAAAAATGATCAGCGGCATCGCAAGCATTGCCGGATGCCTTGCAATGAAATCCCATACAGCACATACGATCTTCAAAGTCTTCCTGATCAGTCTTTTGATCTTTCTTCGTGCCGTTCTCCTACTTCTTGCCCTTGTCATGTGCCGTTCCTTTCCTCAACCGCATCCGCCCGTATATGTAGAACCTGCCGTTGAACGTGTTATATTTCACTTCTGCTTCAGCAAAATCATATTTATCGCCATACCATTTCATCAAATGATCGCAGACGTTCAGATCTCCTTTTACGATCCTGTCCACATCCTTCTGTTTTGTTTTGTAATGATTGACTTTTTCTTTCGGTTTCCGCAGTCCCTTTGATGCACACCATGTCTTTTGATACTTGCCTTTCTTGCTTTTCTCTTTCGTGATGTACCTTGCCATTCCGACCAGACCGTTTTCATCCCTCTGAAGCCTTCTGATTTCATTTCTTTTTCCAAGATTCCAGACCGCTTCAACCGTGTCCATATCCACATCGCCATCCATAACGATGTGATGATGCCAGCGTCCTTTTTCACTGCATTCTGTGACATACACATATCTTGCATTACTCAATCCCTGCTTCTTCCGCTGATAATTCAGTCGCCTGATATAGTTCTGCATGTTCTTCGTTGCCACTTCCATCGAAGCAGGCATATTGTCATCCGTGTATGTGAATGTCGCCCATATATCTCTATCTGTGAAGTTCTCACCGATCACCCTTTCACACATCTTTTTACTGTTTTTATCATTCAGATTCTTCTGTGCTTGCCTTTGCCTTTTCCTTTTCCCTTCATCCGGGATCTGATCTTTCTGTCCCTTCGTAAACTCTGGATAGATTTCCACTTCCAGCTGATCACCTGATCGGATTTCCTTCGTTGCATAGATGCTTTTCACCTTGCCTTCCTTCAGGATCCTTTCTTCGTTTGCTTCCTCCATCTTATCCAGACTATTCATGTATGCTGCTTCATAGTCGTAAGGGACATATACAGCCTTCCTTCTTTTCTTTCTCATTCCCTTTACTTCCTTTAGTTGAATTGTTAGTATCCATTACAAGGTCGTTTTAGGAAGTCCAGAAAAGCGCGGATTCATTGACTTTTCAGGCTGTCCGGTGTACAATATCTTTGATGTGTACTATGGTTTTCGGGCATCGTCCTGAAGCCACTGTGAAGCCTTCTGGTGCCGTCAAGCATACCAGAGGGCTTTTATATTACCCTGCTTTTCTAACGTCCTGCATCGCCTTCCTGACGCTCACTGTCATGTCATTACTCCTTGATAAATTGTTCTGCTTTGAATCTGTCACCCATGTCCATAAAGTATCCGTACAAAAATTCTTTTTGTCTTTTGGTCAAACTTTTCATATTTGTCACGATATACCCTCCGCATCCTGTGGGGTTATGAATCAAGCAGTATCCTTTTACTTCCGATAAAAAATCGCGCATCAAATGTCCGATTTCGTTATCTCCATTTTCTTTTACCCATTTCCAGTATTCATCGACAAAGCCTTTTCTTTCGCATATCATTTCCGCTGACTCTTCATGCGTTCCGAATGGTGATTCTGTAAAGGTTCCTTCAGGCGATAGCCACCCGAATTCCTTATGTTGTACTTTGCTTTCCCTCTGCTTGCTTTGATCTTCTCCTTGCCCCGGCATTATTCCAGCATTAAAGTCTGCAAGATGTTTTCTGAATTTCTCCATGTCGATTTCCCGTTTAACAATTTCTTCGTAATTCAACGGTTTCCCTTCTTCTCCATCTTTCAGAAGTAGCATTCGACATGTTCCCCATTCCATTTCAGAAAATCCCAACCCATAACATTCCATCACATAATACATGCCTATCTTCAGATCTGGTTTTTGTTTCACTTCTATTGCATCAATAAAATTTTTGTTTCCCAATGCATTCCATACAATGTGAAAATAATATGCAAACCCTTTTTCAAATGACTGACACTTTCCTGCTTCATCAAGTACAATACAAGTGTCACACTTCCCGTCATAAACATGATGTTTGCATGATTTGTTATTGCATTCGATTTTTCTTTTTCCCATTCTTAAATCCTTTCTATGTACCGCCTTCCGGCATAATCAAATCTGCGCCCATCCAGCGCAGTCATATATATCACCACATCCCTTCCGGCAACATCTGACGCTGCGTTGATGCTTTTCACATTAAAAAGCACCTGAAAACCTGTTGAACATCCGCATAGAATTCTGGCAGTCTATGCCCGCCGCTATTTTTCCACAGTGTTCATCGGACGGCTATCAGCTTGCCATCGTCAGCGATCACGTTGCCATCGTGATCGGACGGGGCTTGCGCCCCGTTTCGGCTTTACTCCCCGTTGAACATTTCTTTCAGAAGATCTTCGATGCCTGCTGCCACTTCCTGCCCCGCTTCCGCAAGCTGCTTGATCAGATCTTTCTGTTTTTCCATTTCTTCCTGTGTCGGAATCTCTACTGCCTTGCTATCCTGTTCCATTCCCTTAAAGATTGCATATATCACCAGCATACAATCTTCTTTCGTTTTGAACTCCGCGATCTCCTCTGCACATCCGTCAAACACCTGAATCGTATGTCTGATATTTTCAGTTTTTCTTTGCTTGTAGTCTTTTGATTCTTCGTATCCGATTCCTTCTATGTGACCGGACATGTTATAAATCCGTGTTTTGTCCTGCGATAAAATGTACATTTCTTCACCTTCTTAATAGTCATAATCAATATTTTCATCTGCTTCTGTGTAATATTCCCCGTCATAGCCTTTTGCCATCAGCTGATCGTAGCAGTCCCAGCAGACCAGCCTGAACGGAATCCCATTGCAATCCCGTGTGAACTGCATGTCACTTCGTTGCACCGTATGCCCGCACACGGGACATGTCCGGATGTCAGTCGATCTTTTCTTTGTCACTGTCGTTCCTCCTCTCTGTTCTCTTTCATCAGCCAGATAGTTTCATCATCGTTGCAAATTCCGAAGTATTCATCTGTCCGTGTAAAGTTGAATTCAATTCCGTAAAACTGTCTGATTGCTAACTTGAAAACTTCCCATCTGTCCTGACAGCTTTTACAGGTACAATCCCAGTATCCGAAGCCCAGTCCCTGATTCGGATCGCCAATTCCCGGCGTCGCTTTTCTTCTTTCTTCCAGTGCCTGATCCCACGCCTTGATCGTTTCTTCCAGTTCTCCGCCCATTTCTGTCATCATAAATTTTTTAATATTCAGCTTCATATTCTTCCGCCTTTCATATGTACTTCCCCGATCCTTTTCGGGGAATAAATTATATTGCCTTCTGTGCCATGTCTGCGCTGTACTGCTTCCGGTTTCCGTTTTCTGCGCCACCTCTTTTCAGTTCGTGGTAGATGGTGGCTCTGTGAA